GTCAACATCATGCAGTGGAAGGGCAAACGGGTTCTGCTCGCCCGGCTTCACATGAACCGTGGCGCAAATACCCCTGTTGCTCGTCACTCGCACACACGAGCGCAGTAAATCGGTCGCTGCAGCTTTCTTCTTGTGGCTCCTCCAACTTTTCTGGTTGATGTCAAGGAGGGGGTTGAATTCGGCAAAGCGCAGCCGCATCTTCTCACTGTTGATGACCCCCATGATGATCTCCTCGCCTTCCTGCCATTGCTCGTACGAAAACCGCCTGAAGGCCGCAGTGCCGGCGGTGTCGTGCCTCTGGATGCTAGCAAACTAGCGGGCCACTGACTGGGCGTAGTTCTGAACTGATTTAGAACACATTTGTGTCATCACTTGCTCCATCTGGGAATTTTGGTTCAGAACACTGATTGCAGGACGTGTCTTAATGCCAGAAGAGTACTTGGGTTCCTTGAAGGCTCCGTACGGTGTTATCTCCTTATCCTTGTTATCCCAATAATGACCGAAAAGAATCTTCATTTTAGACTCATTCATCGGGTCCGTCGTCTGCGACGGGTCGCACTCGGGAGGAGTCGCACTGTCCATCCTACGCTGTATCAGCCTGACATTGACCAACTTGTCAGGGTCCACTTTTGCTTTTGGCATCCGTTAAGGCTTACTCAACTTAACTCGCTCGATCGCTGCCAGCTTTTCAACGCTGTGCCTGTAATCCGAGTCCAGCTTCATCAGATCTAGTCCGTTGCTCAGATCAGCCACCTCTTCCATTTTCTGGTTCATGAGGGTGGTGAAGTCTTTGAACTTCCTGGAATTTTCTTCAGCCTCTTTCTCCAAGGCGGCCGCTGCTTCCCGGCTGGGCACACTCTAGCAAGCCCCAAGACATGGGGGATCAGGACTCTCCTGAGACTCAGGCTCTATGCTTCCGTCAGGTTTTCCACTCCCGAAAACGACAGAACTAGGCAGATTCTTGAACTTGAGTTACTCCTAGAGGAAGCAGTAATCATCGGGGACTATTTGCTCCTATCTCCGATACTTCCGAACATCGGTTCGGAAGACGCCGTAAGGGAGATGTTTCGCCTTGCCGATTCTGTCGGCACCCAGAACTCTGTTCCTAGCAAGCTTGAGTTGATGCTCTGTCAGGTTATGCGTTGTAATGAACGCCAGACCTCTGACTAAGTTCTCGTAGCCCAGTATCTCGTGCTTCGGTTGAGAATAGAAGTCGTACCATTTCTCTCGGTTCCCAAGCACGTTCACCCGATTTATCTCACCTATCTCAGTAAAGCATCTCGCTGCTTTCTCCAGGTCTACGGGGGGCCCTAGCAGGGCGAGCTTCGCTCTGGTACCATCAACCGTGCTCAACTTTTGAATGTCCGCACCACCAGAGAGCCTGTTGAACAACGCGAGTTAGAAACTTCTACCCTTGAAAATCTACTCGAAGAAGTGATGGCTCGTGTAAGTGAAGTCGTTCAAATAGTGCCATTCACGGCTCTTGACAAAGCAGTCCAGACTCGGAGCTATGGTAATTGAGTCCTTGTTGAGGTTCCTCATGAGCAGGGTGGAAGCGAAGATCTTGTAGAAGATCATGTTTGTCTCAATGTCTGCCTTGATGTGGGAGATCGGATGGCGATACTTCGAACTACTCCCTCTAGGGCTGAATATGCCCTCCATGTAGTTCCCTCTGGATGCAAGCTCGTAAGTGCCCTCGTTCAGCGCGTAGTAGTATCTGCCAGACAGCGCGTGAAAGTTCGTCCCCGAGATGTAGAGCTTATCGTCGGGGTGGTTTATCTCGAAATGCGGAAGAACTTTCGAGATGTCGGGTTGCTCGTCGTCGATCAAGTAATAATGCGTGTCATTCATTATATGGAAGTGTAGATCGACCTGGGTGCCTTCAGACGAGATTGCTGACACGAACGTGGCCAGCAGAGTTGCTTCTAAAGCATTTGCCCTTGTGTAGAACATTCTTGTGTCTTCACCTGCGGGACCAACAAAAGGCCGGTTGCCGTCCGAGCCCATCTAACGGATCATGAAGTCGTGGTCAGGCAAGTGGTCCGCATTGTAGATTGCGTCAAACTCACTTGCACCCTGTGAACCGAACTCCTGCTCCTGGCGACAGAAGAAAACCTTGCGCTTGAAGTCAGTTGACTCGTAGTAGGAGATGCACTCATCCATGAACGACGTCAAGACAGTGGATTCATGATCGCGCCTATTGCGAATAGTGTCCATGAACCACTCAAATCTTCCTGCCTTGTAGACCATCACGAGCATTTTCAAAAGCCTGGCCTCATCCGGGCGCTTCGTCAGTCGAACCTCGGCGCACTCCCATTCACTGCCGTTGTCAGGCAAGTTGTAGTACTTCACGAGCAGATCGCCTGCGTAGTTGGGCTTCAGCATCTTAGCGACAAACTCGTTGCAGTTCGCGTAACTCATGATCGTACACATGCGCAACATGATTTTCGTGTGCTTGATATACTTCGAGGCATGCTCTATCAGCGTCGTCTTCAAGTCATTACGCCTGAAGCCCTGATAGACAGCGTTCAAGTTG